AAATATATTAGGATCAGATACTGGAATAACATCTATGTCTTGACTGAAATCTTCTGCTTTTAAACTTGGAACAGCATCATTTCCCACTTCATACGGATAACGAGGAGGTAATGACTCTGCAAATATTTTAGCTAATAATTTAAACTCTATTTTTTGTGCATAATGTAAACGTTTATGAATGGCAGACATCACTCGAGCCCCACGTTCCATCAACGCCATTGTTGTTCCAACTGGAGCTCCTGCTTGAGCCGCATCACCTACTTTTTGATCGGCAATAGCAGCAAAGCGTGAACCCGCTTCCACACAAAAACCAAGTAATTGAAATAATGTTTGAGATGGTTCCTTGTAAGGCAAAGGTAATAATCCATCACGTAAACTTCCACCAGGCGCGTCTACATCTCTGAATTCTCCTGGCTGGAGGGGATTATCGTCGTCTTTAACTCGCAACCCTCTAGCTTTAAAACCAGCAGGGAGATTGGACAACGTACCAGCATCGAGGAGTTGACGGAGGGCTGACGTAGCTGTTCGGGATAAACCCCCGAGCATGTGTATAAGACCAAAACCATAGAAACTAAACCCAGGTAAAAACTTATAGTGAACAAAATATTGTTTTTTCTTTTTTTGTGGGTCTTGTTCTTCATAATTTCTATAAATAGATAAAACATTTGTGGATCCTTTATCAATGGTAACAATATAAGGAACTTTAATGCCGTCGTCACTATCTATGCCTTCAATATTTAAATCAACATGCATTTCCAATAATTGATAATCTTCATCATGATAATTTTTCTTTACTCCAGAAATTTGATTTTCCTTTTCTTGAAGTCCTGTTTCATCCGTATAAATTGATAAATCAACATCACGGTACATTCCCGCTACTTGTAATTTTCTTATTTCGTTTTTGGTTCTATTAATAACGTGAGTAACTCTTTCACAAGATGGAAAGTCTGTTGTTTGATATGGAACATATAAATCATCACTAGGAATAAATTTTGATACAGCTCTCTCTAATCCTTCATCAAAATAAACTTTCTTAAAAGCAGAACCCGATAAAGGTAAATAAAATAATAATGAATCCATATCAGGATCATATTCTTCCATCTCATAAGTAATCTGATAGTTCATATAATCTTTGACACGTTGTGATTGTTCCTCTTTTTGGCGAGTAACATTTCCTAAAATTTGTGTATTAACGGGTCCGCCCGCTGGTAATAATTCTTTATAGGCTTGTGCTTGAAATTGTGTAATAGCCTCGGATAACATTGGATGAGTCACGGAACTCGCACCGGCAAACGGCATTGTTCTTTCTTGATACCTAAATCCTAAAAGATCCAATCCTTTTTTATAAGTATCTTCCCATTCTTTTCTTGAAGCTTTATCATCTTCAAAAGATTGACGTAAGTCACTTGATATTTGTCCAAGTATCGTATCATCAAGAGCCTCGGCTAAGTTCATATCAAAACTTGCTTCTATTTCGGAGACTTGCTCTCCTATAATAGCCGAACCATCTTCCATCATTTCTACATTAGCTTTCTCAACAGAATCCTGAACTTGAATATCTAAAATATTCTCAGCCATTTCTTCTTGTGCGGGTACAAAGCCTACGGGTTTATCTATTGCCATTATGCTTCCTCAAATATATTAATTAATTCAGGAGTATACACCATCCCTCCTTTTTTTCTATGTGTTTTATGTGGTAATAGCATTTCTGGTGTAATCTTAATAGCAAAAACATCACCAACTCCATCCACCTTAATAATCTTAAATTCTGAATTATTTTCTTTTGCAGCCGTTTTTAAAATTTTCTCTACAGTAGAAGTGTAGTGTTTTCCTTTTGTATCAGTGCTCTCTGGTCCTCCATAGAACTCTTCTGTTCCCACTCCTTTTTTACCAGCTCTCTCGGTATATGGTGTGTTTGTCCCCCCTTGTTGATTATATCTTTTAGTAATTAATCTAGACGGAGAAACGGCGTACCATTGTGCTGCATCAGGAATTTTATCTTGATATAATAATTGAGCCGCTTTATGTAAATCTCGTTTTATTAATGCTGACCCCCATTCCAGTCGATCTTTCAAAGGAACATTAGGAAATAATTGCATAAGGGATTCTTTACTCATCATTGTTTCAATTTGTCCTAAAAGTTCTTTTTCTTTTTTGCGTGCGTCTCGAGCGGCTTGAACAACCTCTTTAGAAGGATTGAGTCCTTGCCCCGACAAATCTTTAAAAGCTTTTTCCGTTTTGGCAAATTCATCTATAAATTTTTGTAAGTCTTGTTTGGTAGAAAAATAAGGACGAAACACCGATTTATTTTTTATAAAGTGTTCCGCTACCTCGGGATTAATATCTCTATACTTACCCCCATATCCTCGTTGATCGGCGAGCATAGTTTGAACTCTAAAATCTTTATTAGCATCAATTAAATCACCGAGTTCCTTTTTAAATTTTTCTTCCATACGTTTTGCATTTTGCAAAATGTCGGATTGGATTTCATCCGCAAAGGTTACATTAACTTTACTACCCGTTAGTATTTCTTTCATTTTTTCTAATTTTACTGCATCTGCATTAAATTTAGTTTCAAACTGTGATAGTTGCTTTACTAAAGGTGCATCTATTTCATCGAGGTTCATTATGTATTTATTTACTAGGCTTTTTACCTCTTCCGTCCTTAAATCATCTATTGGAGGCATACTATCAGCATCAATTGTAAGACCCGCTCCTGTCTCTTGACGTAATTTTGAATAAGCAGAACCATATAAACCATCTAATTGACGAGATAATTTTTTCTGATTTCTCTCAATGGTTTTCATTTGTTTAAGATCAACAGCGTCCGCTATGCCTCCTTCTACTTTAGGTAATGTTGCTTTACGATCCGTGAGCCGCGACCACCCGATCACGTATCTTTCAGAGAAATCATGACTTGATCCTGGAATGTTATCGGGATCAAACGGAATGTGTTTAGGCTCAAGATATAAAACTTCTTCTCTGTATGATCCTGGAATTTCTCCTCCTTCATAGTGTCCTCCACCATACTTAGGCTTCTTTGTACCCCCGTACCGTGCATCACCATAGGTGATACTCTCAATCTTACGTAAAGGCGCTTGACGAACAATTTCCAGCATATCATCAGTGTTCAACTTAGTTTTTGAATTAGCGGAAATTTGCAAATAACGTTCTAAAATATTATCATCCACTTCTTTTTTAGAAATGCCTTTTTGCTGTAAAAAATTAAAAAATTGTTCCGGTGTGTCAAAAGACTTAGGCGTGTTAGGGTCCATAAGCCGTGCTTCAAGTTCTGAATAAAATACCGACTCAGTCTC